GGCAACCTCTCAATTGCATCAGTTCCCCGATACATCATATCACCAGCTATCTTCAAAACCTGAGAGGCTGTAAATCTGGATTCTACCTGATGATGTAGCCAAGCTCTGTGCGAATCATAAAAACATGATACGAAATATTCACCATCGGGAACATCAATCCACCTGTAAGCACCATCCCCGCCGTAAGCGACCGCGGTAGTTATAGTTGCTCCCTGCTGATACCCAGCCGCTGGCTCAGCATCATCCTGAACTGGGTCATCCTGAGTTAAATCATATATAGCGGTAGTCTGAACGTGCTGTACCGGGTCTGTGTTATCATAACCTCTTTGAACTGTCAAGGCATTTACAGCGATTGAGATAATATACATATGCTCGGTTTCAATCTCTATTAGTTCACCTGCTGCGAATGTGCCACCAGCTACGACATTAACTATAACAGCCCCCGCCGACAGAGGATTATCTTGCACAGTATCACCGCTATCGACAGCAGTATAGAATCCTGCTCGTTCCCATAATTTAGCTACAGCCCCATTCTGTGGAGCGCCATTAAAGATAAATACGCCATTTACTTGCCCTACAGCCATTACAAGCCTCCTTGCAGTTTAACCTTTTCAGTTACCTGGTCTACTATTAAGTCCGTAAACTCATCCCCACCGAGATAAACATGGACAATTACATTTGGTGAACCGCCAATCTTTCCCCACATTGATTCAGGGATGACAGCTTCTTTGATACGAGGAGCCTGTTCACCCATTAAAGCCAGAGTTGGTTTACTGATTATGCCTCCATGCTGGAATTCTTCCCATCCACCAGGGGGTTCTACTATATTCCACCCCAATCCTTCAGGTGTCATTTCGGGCACCCAGGATGGCGGAAGTGAGCCTGGGGGAAGACCTAGTTCTTCTTCTTTCCTTCCACGTTGAAATCCCCGCCATGATTCCCATCCTGCACCGCCAGGCCCACCATCACCAAAACCTATGCCAAGTTCCCTTGCCCGCATTGCGTTATAGGTTTGAGCAGCTGTTAGCGTTTCCACAGCACCAGCACTTCCGTAATAAGCCTGTTCTAATTTCCTCTGTAATTCGGTCATATACTTGGTTGTGTCGGATACATCTTCGAGTGTATCCCCTAATTGAGCGGTTGCCGCATCATTTTCTTCTACGGCTGCTGTATTAGTTTCCGTGGCTTCTGTACTAGCTTTAACAGCATCAAGATAGATTTGTTCAACTTCAGTAAGGTTCTCTTTGTCTTCTAATAATTTGACATATGCCTCATGCTCACCCTCTAACGCTTTCATATAGGCATCTTGATATTTTTTTGTTTTTGCTTTATTTTGGAATATTTGGAATATGCCCCAAGCTATCATACCGAGACCAGCAATAAGTAATCCTATCGGGCCCATTAAGGCAGATATTGCTAATCCTATAAGCGAAATAACTGGCAATAATAGTTTCCCTGCTACCATCACTCCGCCGATAGCAATTAACAGACCTGCAAATACCATAGACCCCTTGACAATAATACTGGTAAGCCCTGGGTATTCTCTGGCCAGTTTACTGACAGCAACAACCATACCTGTGATGCTATCAATGGTTTCCTTTAATTGAGGCGCCAATTCTTCAGCTATGGTCTTTTTAATACCCGTTATGGATTTCTCCAGTTCTAACATAGCATCGGTGAATTCCTCAGCGGCTGTAGTGTCCTCGAAAACAACGTTTAAGTCATGCGCCGCTTGGCGCATTTTGTCTAAACCCTCAGCCCCTTGGTCAAGCATCGGCAATAAATCAGCCCCAGCTCTCCCAAATATCTTCTGTGCGCTTGACAAGCGTTGCATAGGGTCTTCTACCGCGGCAATGGCATAGGCAATCTTCAAGAATTGCTCTTCAGGGGATAAGTTTTCAAGTTCTATCACATTTACGCCTAACTTTTCAAATTCACGGATATAAGTAGCTAGACCATCTTTGGCATCACTGATAGACATAGCCATCTTTTTAACTGCTTTTTCTACACCTGTTAAACTACCCCCTGAAAGTTCAGCAGCATGTTTAAGTTCAGAAAGAGTCACGGTAGAGAAACCTATCTTACGGGACATTTTACCGATTTCATCACCCATTGCAGCCCACGTCTTAATAGAAGATACCCCAACGGCTATAATAGAAGCACCTATGCCTACCATTGCCAGACCGATAGCTTTACGATGCTGCTTAATTCGTCCAGTTAGCCCAGTCATCCCTTTATCGAAACTTTTGGTATCTACACCTAGCTTGAGTACGGCGTCCCCAATTGAGATAGCCATTACTTTTTCACCACCTTAATACCCATTTTTGCCAATAATTCATCATCGGATACTTTTCCCGAATCACTCGATGTTGATTTCATTGCCTTAGATTCCTTACCTTTCCGCTCTGTTAGCTTCTCAATCATCAAGTTCAATAATTCATCAGTCCAATTATTTACGATATAGTCTGGGGTTATATGCCACTCTGCTAGGAGAAACTCAAAAGCCCCTCCTATTGACAAAGTCTCGTCAGTACTTTCGGCAGGCTCTCTGCTAAAGGGAAGGCTATTTTTGTCACCTCTTCAAAAGCCTTTGCTATTTCGGCATCAGTAGCTATACCTTCAATCTCTTCCCTATTCAAATCTTTGGCATAGTCAAAGAAGAGAGCTAATACCTCATCGGGCATAGCCACCAATAATTTAGACAATACTTTCTCAAATTCCTCTGGGGAATCCGTGTCAACCTTGACATATTGAGGCAAAGGAGCCATTAGTGCGATAACCTTCTTCCGCCATTCCCTCGATTCTTTGATAACCAGGGGGCGGATTTCATAATCCTTACCCCCTAGTATCACCGTCACACCAGTTTGGAGGATTTTATCCTCTTCCGTTCTCTCAGCCATTTCTTACTCCTTTTTTATTTTACTTAGGATGTTGAATCAGTTACCGTGAATGGGTCGCCACCTGGTTTAAGCACCTTGAAGCTGGCAGCAACTATCGTCTTCTCCCCTTTACGGTGAGCCAACATCACAGTTCCACTGGCTACACAAAGAGGGAATTCGTAAGTACGATTAAATCCAGCTGGATTCTTACCAGTAACCTTGATTGACATTTCCTTATTCACACCACTACCGATAGTGATAACGCTTCCAGCAAGCACGCTGCCGGGGATTGCCTTATCAATGTTATAAAGCGATGCCTCTGCCATATTCAAGGTTACAGTAGTCGCCTCTTTGATTATCACACTAGCAAGCGGATAGGTTTCCTCCTCGACTTCAATATCGGCTTCATCTGTCACGTGCTCGATAGAAACGCCATCCTCGGTATAGCCAGCCTCTACATAAGAGCCACCTATGGGATATTTGATTTCTATTTTAGCTACCCCTACTAAAACATTTGCTGCTGTATTTGCCATTTTTCTACCTCCTCAGATTATTTCTTAGGTTGGATTTGCTACTCTGACGGCGAGCAGCAGGTCGCCAACATTACCTAATCCCCCTGCTGCCGTTGGCGAAAAGTGGATATTTCCGTCTGCATCATTCCAGAGTTCCGGTAGGAACGGCCCGATAAATCCCCACTTGCCTGCAGCAATTACGAAAGTACGTGTTTCTGTTCGACCATACTTGTCTGCAACTGCTGTAAAAGTCCAGGTATCCCCGGTCACGGCATCAATAATTAGGAATGTTCTACCATCGTTAGGAAAGTAAACGTCAGTAGCCACATTTCCTAACTCTATATAAGCATCCGCCGCTATATCCGTCACACCTACCTTCGTCATTGGTCTTACTGTCATTACATGAGTTGACATCCTTGTTACCTCCTATTTATTTATTGTGGGTTAGCACATCTAACGGCCAACATTTTCGTCTTGGCATTCTTGGTCGTCAGGTCGAATCGAACCATACCCCCCGTCTGATTCCACTCAACAGGGTTAAATGGGCCATAGAAATACATCTTTTTGAGTGTGACAGTACGGGTTAGAGGGGATGGAGTGTTGCCATACTTATCAGCATTTGCTTCGAAAGTGATAGTATCCCCTGCCCCTAATGCCAGTTCATCGAAGACATAAAGGAGAACTCTACCGTCATTGGCAAACTCAAACCCGCTTGTGCCTCCACCGTCACCGTCAGTCAATAGGGCAATAACCTCATCGCCGTCAATGTCTGCTGCTAAAACCGTCAATTCTGTATATGCTGCCATGTTTCACCTCCTAAAATTTGATATAGAAAAAGGCGACCTTGAGCCGCCTTGCGGAATGGGGAATAGTATTACTTTTTCATTTTAAGCCCCCTGTTGTTGATTGTAGTGCGTCTTATACGTCAGCACGTATCATCACCTCAAAAAAGGTTAATACTCTTTGGGATAACAAAAAGACGACCTTAAAGGGTCGCCTTAGGAGATTGGCTGTGAAATATTATTAGGTTTTTATAAGTATTCTTGTCGCCATGTCAAGACGTGATTTGTCACTGAATACAACTTTGCCATGCATTCTAATTTTTTGAAGATGGTCAATTATGTAGTTTTCTGTTTCTTTATCGATTGACAACTCAGCATCTCTTGTCCAGAGATATATCAGCGATATAATTAGCTTTGACCTACCATCGACAAGCCCTTTTTGGTAGCCATCCTGATAGCCTTTATTGTGCTCAATACTGTGGCTCCCGATAGTAGTTAAGCCAAGATTCTCAATTCGGTTATCGTCTTTAATTCCATTTTTGTGGTGAACTAATTCCCAGGGACTCAAGCATCGCCCTAGATGCTTTGCCATAACAAGCCGATGCTCTAATACCCTATGTGCATGAGTACTCATCGGCAAATAGAATTCATCTTCGCCTGTTAGTAAAACACTAATATACCCTTTGACTGTTCTAAATCTACCATTCTTATAAGAATGAGCTTCCTTGCCTTTCTTGATAATACCTGGCTTTCTTGGTATTCCTCTCCGTGATTCATGGACTCTAGCCCTTGCTGGGGTTAGCACATACTCACGGCATTGAACACAGTGTTTCGAAACTGGCTCTCCATGCCTTAGATAAACCCAACGCTGTTTACCACATTTAGGACAAGCACACCACATCCAATAATTGGTGCCTTTTCTACCAATTTCGTTTCCCCTTTTAGTTTCTCCAAATTGTATATTCATCATGCTATAAGTATAGCACCATTGACACCATTTTGTCAAACATCGGCACGAATCATAACCGAGAAAAAAGTAAGGGTTCTAAAATAGTTTGGCACCAATTCGTCAACCAAGTCCTGTCCCTGCACTTCCTCAATAGCACTCAATATTCTATAAGTCGTGACACCGACTACTACATCTTGGTCTTGGAGTCCCTGGAATACATCATATAGTGCTCGGTAGACCTCTCTGGCATCTATAAGGTTATCAGCCCAGCAATCGAATTGAACACTAGGGGAAGGAATCGGCTTTATATGTGGGTTAGCCGTACCGCCTCTGGTAAAGAAACTAATCGCGGGTAATGTCGCATTCTCAGGTAGTCTGGGGCAATATAACCTGGGAGTAGCCCCGCCTATCAAATTAGTCAAGGTCGGTTGAGTTACCAGATAAGCCCTGATTATGCTATTCGTGTCTTCTATCATTGTAATTCAGCCTTAATATCCTTTGGTAAGTTCTTTATGTTTCTATCTAAGGCAGGCTTGAAGTAGGGCTGTGCCGCCATCTTGACTGTTCCAGTTTCTAGAAATCCGCCATATCCTGATGTGCTATAAATCGCACCTTCATTTTCCCTAAGTTCCCCAGGGTCAAAATCCGTAAAAGGCTTTTCACCACCTTTAGGTTTGCCAAGTGCTTTTACTTTTGAACCTATCTTATAAGCTATTGAACGCCTATTGTGCCCTGTTATTATAGGGCTTTCATGTATGACATCATTGGCTATATCTACAACCACATTCTTGAGTCCCTGTTTAGTAGCCTTATCAACTTCCTTGACAGCCTCTTTGATTTTAAGATTGGTTACAAATTTAACATCTAGTTTCATTAAGCTACCTTCTGGAGTGCTAATTCACTGTGATGCCTATTCAAACTATCAGACCTTGGTTGCACAAGCAGGAATTCATAAGTAGAAATATCTATCACAACCCCCGTAGAAGCTAATCGGATATTGTCTAGTCTATCCTGCTCAGTTACATAAACAGAGTTATCTACAAAAAGTTTCCAATCCGATATTACTACCTCAGCACCTACCCTAATTTCACGTCCTGTAGTGCTAACTAATCGGCACGGCTCATCGGCATAGATATTTCCCCAAGCTCCAGTAAGGTTGCCGTAAGCATCTGTGCCACCATCAAGGGTAAACCGCTTAATATCTGCTAAATGTATCAGTAAAGTAGCATAGCTCATTCTATATCCTCGTCAATAGTGGTGTCTTCTACCCCTGACAAGTCCATCTCAGCCCATGTTAGATAAGGTTTTTCGGCATCTTGCTTCTTATATTCTAAGGCTAATTTTAGCTTGTTTTCAGCATCCTTCGCAGTGTATGCGTAATCCCCTATCCTTTCGGATGTAAGACCTCCAGTAATTGAAGCTGCCCACGCTTCTAAGGCATAGCCGGCGGCTGTAAGTACTGAGCCACTAGCCATATCAAGAAACGCCTGTATCTGGGGGTCAGAGAATTGAACCGATAAAGTATCTGCAATGAGAAGTCTTACTTGTTGAATAGGTGTCATAATTTACTCCTTAATACTCATGATATCTGAGAGATACTTTCGCTGTTTTGCTTCCACCATCTTCTATCGCTAACTGTCCTCTAATCCTGCTATTGGCTGGTATAAGGACAGTCATCCCAAATTGGGCAGGAATACCCCCTTTGTTTGAAGTGGATGCAAATCTCCATCTGCTACATTCGATGTCATCGGCACCGTAATATAAGATTAATTCATATGTCTTGTCCTGTGTGTTCACATCTTCTACAAGAAGCTCATGTATATCAAACTCTTTGGTTATCTTATTAGCTGGCACTATTTCAACTATCGTTCCCAATGCCCAGTTACCAGCAGCAGTTGTTAGGGATATACCATCCCCTTCATTGCCACCTACTTCCTCGGCTTGAGTAGGATAGACCTTCTGTGTTGAGTGGATATGTTCTATCTGTTGCTGATGCCGACCAAGCAATGTCAATCCATTATGGTCGTCATCATTGTTGCCGATGTTCGTCTCTATGACAGAGATATCAGTAGGATTATTTACATGACTCATCTCCGCTCCCCTTCACTATAGCATAGATTTTGCTGCCCAGCGCCAATAGCATAAATCGCTCCTAAAAATAGATTCAGGCTATTCATACCATAAGAACTCCCTTTTACAATAAGTGGGATTCCTTTATTCATAACGGCAGCGTTTCCTAGAGCAAGATAAATAGCAGTATCGCTGTCATTTACAAGTTCTAGAGTAACCCTCATGGGATTAGCAGCCAATACAAGCGTGCTCGCAGCTCCAACAGTAACACTACCATCATTGACATTATTTACTGGATATATTCTTGGGTCAGGCATCTATTTCCTCCTACTTAAAAGTCACCGTAAAATTACCAACGAATGTAGCATCGTAATCAAAAAAGATTCCAGTATCCATCTCGCAATCTAGAATTAGGGTAAATGGTTGACACGATACTTGAACAGCACTTCTAAGGATAAGTGTCCCTATGAGTGTGCCGGTTGCGTCAATTCCGTCATAAATATCAACATTACCCACAACGGTCATACCATTGAAGGTTATAGAATGTAGCACACAAGGCCCGGTACGGACTATCGCATCGGCTGTAACATTGAGTTTCTCCCACGGAAAATCAATCACTGGATTAGACATATTCCCCTCCTTAAAACGTCCAGCCAGGGCGAGAGGAAAGGAGTTCGAACCCCTCGCCCCGACTAGCAGATTTTGATATTTTTTACTCCTTTAAGCGTCAGCTACAGTATTGATGTAGGTCGCTCTCCAGTCCAGCTTGTTCGCACCGAAGCACTGTCGCACCCTGTAGAATATGTTGTCAGTGGCGAAATCGCCGGTCATCGGGCCGAGTGCCCCGCCGCCGATAGTTACCTTGTCGCTGGCTTTCATGCAGATTTCAGGTCTCTCATGACCCTCTAGGTAATCGCATTCAACCGCTGCGATGTTGTTTGGGTCTGCAAATAGATACCAGGTATTTTGAGTGAAACCAGCAGTCCCCGCGATAGACAGCCACGGGTCTATAATAAGTTGAAGCCCGTACTGAGCTATCACATTGCTAGTTGGGTAAGCTGTTGGACCTGCATCTGTGGTGCCTCTATAGACATGCTCCTTGTGAGTTGAAGTCAGTATTTGCCTAGCGGTAAACTCCAGCCCGCCATCCGAGATAACCAGGAATTTAGGCCGGTTGCGCATAGGCTGCCCGCTGGGATGCCTGAAAGCCTGCATAGCCGCTACCGTAGCTTCAAGATTCGCTATTGTAAGAGGTAGCGTGTTGGCATTAAGAAGCAACTCGTATAAATCGCCTGCACCATGAGTGCCTACATTGTTCGCATAGGCATTTACAGCGTGGTAATGCTCCGTATTAGCAGCCAACCAGGCAAATTCGTTGGGAGAATCCTTTAACGCACCGAGCTTGTCGGCTATCATTGCCTCCCATGAAATGTCCAGTTGATTACCATATTTCCGAGCATAAAGGTCGTACTGGGCTTCCGTTTTCTTAACAGTTAAGTATTCGCCCTTTTCCACTACTTCGCCGAGTACCATGCCAGAATTAGAAATAGCGAATCTCTTTCCGCCAACCCATGGGTAGAGTCTATTGACGGTCTTTACCCGCATGTACTTTTTCCATTCCGGGTCAATGGCTTGGTAAGCCGCCAGCATTTGCCTATCCGTCACATCGGCGAACAATAGGGGAAAGTCTGAGGTAGTCATTGCTTCCCGGAGTTGCCATTCGTGTGTATGAGCTGGAAGTTTACGGGCATTACCGAGCAGGTTGTTGAAAGCGGTAATATCTGCATCGGTATGCTGTAATCCCATTTCTTTTAGGGACGCATAGCCCTTCCAGTCCTCCATTAACTTCATAAGTTCCATTTTGGAACCTCCTTACGTTTATTCTATTTCCATTGTCTTGTTTAGGATGCGGTCTATCAGTTCCACATCGGCACGGCTTTGAGCTACATACTTTTCAGCAGCAGCCTTAACCCTTTGGTATTCCTCTTCCTCTAATATAACTTCGTATTCGCACTGCTCAATCTTCATGGCTAGCACGTTCTGCTTTACCAATGCAGCACCTTGCAGTCCTAAAGATGGGAGGAACATCACGTTGAGGATAGAATCCTTTACCATATAAGGTAGTGTAATCTCTTCTATCCCCTTCATGGGATTCTGGACTTTCTCAGTGTACTGATAGTTCCTTAAATCTAGTTTCCGCATTTTCTTTTTACTCCTTTTTAGTTTTTACTTAGTTTGCAGCAGCGTATGTCCGTACCCAAACAACACCAGTACCCACTATATCAGCAATGGGTATATTGCCATTTTTGGCACTTGCTACACCTACTCCAGCCACAAAGCCAACCGAAGTGGGATTAGCCGCAGCTATCAAAGCCGTGATTGCACCACCAGCAGCAGCGATGTTGACCCTCCAGATGTGCAGGGACGCTGGGGCGGAAGCTAGGATGCCCTGAATCTGCTGCATAACAACACGAGCCAGAGTTAGGGTTGCTCCTGCATCATAAATGCCGATTTCATGTGCCACGGTCAGGGCAGCGATTGAGACATAGGGCGTACCGCCACCTGCCAGTTCTAACCATGTACCAAAACCGTAGATGCCGCCTGTCTGCGCACCAGATACCTGCTGGTCAAAATACTCAAGCCCAGTTGATTCCCCACCAGCAAAGATAGAAGTGTGGTGCTTGCCATAGACATAGGTACCAGTAGCTACCGTGATGTAGGTTCTCTTGGCATTGTCGAGTGATGGGTCAAAGTGAACCTTGACGGCGATAGCTTCCACGCCTGGTGCGGTTATGATACCGTAGGCAATACCGAATGGAATCTGTGTAGCTTGATTTGAGATTTTGCTGATAACAGCATTGGTGGTGTTGATATAAAGTAAGTCACCACCAGCCACATTGCTATTCCCAGCATCATCAGTCGGGTCAACATCGAGATTCCAGATACCCTCAGTATCAATGGCAATCAGGTCGCCTGCTACTGTATTGGCATCACCACCAAGTGCTACGCCTACAGCCTGCAATCCCGTAGTGCCGAACACAACAGGGTCGCCTTTATCGACTATTCCACCTACATGTGTGGGATGAATAAGGTCACTCTCTAAAACAGTGACATGTCGCCCTTCATAGGTAGACGAAATTTCGTCTCCAGGATTTAGGGCATCTGCTATCGGATAAACTCCAAAAGCTGGACTCATTGTATTTACCTCCTAGTTTATTTTTGCTTAGCGCCCAGTGATAAAGGTTTCTACCTGTTCATCTGTATATTCTGGGTGCATTTTCTTCACGGACTCTTTAAGGGCTTCCCTGTCCTTTTCAGTATTCGGTTTAGTCCCCCCAAAGCCCTTTACCAAGCCTGACTCGGATAACTTGGCGACATAATTCTTTTCAGCTTCTATCGCCTCTGTAATCCCGTCAGCAGTCGCGGCGTCTTTGAATCTCTCAATAAGGACTTCTTTGGAAGCATCGGGTAGCTCAGCCTTTTCTACAGCCTCTTTTATGACGGCTTGTGCGTCAGCCTTTGCCTTTTCCTTAATTGCCTTTTCAGCAGCTTCCTTGAGTTCGTTGCGCTCTGTGGTTAGAGTCGCAATCTGGTCGTCTTTTTCCTTGATTAATTCCTCGTTCTCCATAGCTTGCTTAACCTCCTTAGTTATTTCTGCCCTGACATTAGCCTCGATTAGTTTGACTAAATCAGGACGACACTCCTTTAAGGTTGATAAATCCACCAGGTCAATATCGTGACCTCTATCTGATTCGTAGAATGTGACAATCCCGCCAGCTCCAGGTTCGGTCACAAAGTCCACCGACCTACAAGCCGTAAGTTCTTCAATCACTAGAGTTTCCTTGCCATCGATAGTAGCTTTTGAAGCATGGCCCACAGCATTGATTGAGACACCCATTTCAGATAGCATCCCTTTCTCTCGCAGTGCAGCTAACTTCTGCATAAACCACGGCTCGATAATCTCGGCAATACCAGTAACTATTCCGTTCTCGTCACATGAAACCTCAGATAGCGTGGCAACCCAGTCCTTTATCGACCTCTCAGGACGCTCTTTGTCTTCTTGTTCCGTTGGGTGGTCAGCATATTGCTTTTGCCCTTCAAATACCTTATAATCCCGTTTCAACATCTCAATAGGATAATAACGTTCTCCTGTAGCATTGTGACCGGGCTTTATAATTATTACGTGTGCCCTCCCCTTATCTAACTTTGCTTCAGTAAGAGGGACATAATTCTGTACCAACTCCCGTGTCATGGCTTCCTTAACCCACTTTGGTATATCGTCTTCTTCTACCTCTAGCCTTCGATATTCCGCCCTTATCTTCCTTTTGACAGCCGATAAATCGGCGGAAGGGATTATTACCTTCTGTCCTCTAAGCCCACCAGGACTAAGAGCGGCAGCAGCACGCCCTAACTGAGCCTTGGTTACTTTCTTCTCAAGGTCTTCCCAGAGCCTCAATTTCCAGCCTGACGGGTTATCAGCCTCCGGGACATAAGCAAAGGCACTAGCGGGGTAAGAGAGTCCTTCCTCGGTCTTCATGGCTTCCTGTGTTTTAAGCCAGGTCAGCGTAGTGGTTGCTTCCTTTAGAGTCTCTTTGGTCTTCTCTTCCTCTGGCTCCTCATCGGATAATAGCTCCTGAATAGTAGCCATTATCGCCTTTAATCGCTTCGAGTCCTTTGCCGCATTACGCCTGCCCGCTTCCTGTATAATCTCAGAGTAGGTAGTTCTAAGGGATTCCATTGCCTTATAAGTGACTTGCTGAGTAACCTTCGTGGGTTCTTTGAATGTAGGCTTACCATTTTCGCCTAGTTCTTTGCCCACTTCATAAAGTTGCCCGTCAACATCGTAGATAATCTTATCATCAAAGACCTCTTCGATAGATACCTTCTTGGGTATTGGGTCTTCTACTTGTAGGCCGTATTCTGTGACCAACGCCGTCTGAAGTAGATTTCTTTTGTTCTTATCACTTAGCATTTTAGCCTCCTTGGATTCCTTGTTTTCCCATTGTGAATAGCAAACAGCTAATCGCTGTTCATTATCTTTATAATCACTCATCATGGTTTCATTACCCATACATCGAGCTATAAAATCTTTCTCTGTTTCATCTGTACCTGGTTTTGGTAGTGGCATGGTTACCTCCTAAAAAAGACAATAAAAAAAAGAACCGACAAGCCTTTTACAGCCTATCGGTTCCTCCGTTGGGCTAATGTTTAATTTAGATAAGTGTTTGTTATTCTACTAATTGAAATTCATCAGGTTTTGTTTTAACAAGCCAGTCGATTATTTCATTAAACGATTCTACTGACCTAGAGTGGTCAAGCTGAAGGTCGATAAAATCAAAAATCGGGCAACTTCTAAGTTTGGCCTCAACTATTACAGCCACTAGATAGGTAAAGTTCACAGGTTCATACGCTGCCACATAAGTAAGTTTTCTCATTAAGGTTCCTCCTTAAAATACCTGGCTCGCTTCTATTAACGTATCAGAAATAGCTTTAACATTGGCTTGAACATCAATGTCTCTAGTTATGCCATTTTCGTTTATACGATATGTTCCGAGGTCAAGAAAATATTTTCCTTGCCGTGCAACATCTGACTTGATGAGCATATCTTCAGTTAAATCTTCTTGCTGGTTTACAAAATCGGTAAATAGATTGTAGCCCGCATCTTCACTTATCATTGCCAACCTACACAACTTATTATCTCGTAAGTAGCATAGGCGGAGCTTTGTGGACGGGCTTTCATCTTCCACATAAATAAATCCAGCCCTCTTAAATTCGTCCGCATATTCTGTTACTTGTCCTACTGTCAACATTTAAGGTTCCTCCTTAATCTGGATATGTCCTTTCAATAGCAGTCAGCGTTAATTTCCCTGCTCTGACTTGTATCCTAACACTACCATATTCAAGATACTTCTTCCAATCTATATTCTCAAGTTCCTTCTTGAGTTCTAGGTCTTTGATTTCTATCATCATAAAATACCCAAGTCACGCTGCCACACTTCCACTGCTGGCTTACAAGCTTCCTCATATCGCTCACACGCCTTTGTAGCAGCTATTCTCTGTTGTCCCAATGGTAGAGCTTGGGCTATTGCAATATCTTTTGCTAATTGAGCTTTGAACTCAGCAGTAGCCACATTTCTTTTAGCCCGCGCTGCTTCATAGATTCCTTCGGTGATTTTCATATTGCTCCTTTTATCTACGCAACCTCGCAGGGGCTATCGCACATCTACAATCGGGATGCTGAGGCGGCGCCATAACCCCACCACTGAAAGCCTGATTAACTGGTATTACACCCTCTGCCTCGTTACCCAAGCATTCATCACTTACCCTATCATCACCAGCTGTAACCCATTCCTTGCCGGCTATCTCCATATCAGCCATTGTATCAAGGCTTGCTTGGCTAAGAGCGTTGGCCGTCTCAGTTCGGGCGATTAGTTCACTCCTATATTTACTCATATCATTAAAGGTCTTCCTCAAATCTCTGGACAGTCCCGGTATTCCCCGCTTGCTCTTTATCCCCTGGCTGATAACATTCGCTAGACGCCTCTTGGTTTCATCATCCATCTGGGTAACAAGTCTAGCCCCTTGTGTCTTAGCCCAGTCTATTGCCCCTTGAATTGGCGGCCCCTCATAAGCTATCGGTACACCAGCTTTTGTCTTCCCCCAGGTAATCATCTCCGCTTGACCTGAGAGGTAGACTTCTACCAATTGCCCATTGAGCATAGTGGTCAATGAATCATCGAAGGTAGCCAGTAGAGGGTCTAAGATATTCTCAGCGTCTTTAGTTAATGGCATTTATTTCCTCATCAGCCATAGCAACATCAATCGCCTCACGGATTGATGGTCTCCACTTATCAGCCTCTATAGTGAATACACTACTAATATCAATGGGATGTTTCGTATCAGGACAATTCTGCATCCCACCATCACTTACAGCCCAACGCCCAGCATCATCCGATATAAGCCCCATTCCACAAGCATTCTCTAACCAATCCAAGCGTTCTTTGTCTGTCATTACTACTCCTTTTCGACATACCTGTTATAAATTCCTGGTAGCTTACTGTATGGGAACGCCTGCTCCAGCTTATCGAAATACTTAGCTAACTCCCTTTCGAGCCGTTTTCTTTGCCTTACGTTTTTCGGTGCGTTTGGGTTGGCTGGTATCTGCGCTTCCAAGAGATTTATCAACTTGTCCAGTTCTATTACCGCTGTCATAATTACCTCTTGATTTTAGGGTAAAGTTTGTAGGGATATTCTTCAAAACCTCAAAGTCATCATCAATTACATCACCCCATTTTGGAAGTTCACCTATGGGGAGTTGATTAGCTTGTCCAGTTCCGCTATCGCTGTTGTCATCTACTACTCCCCAGGGAATACCCTCCTTTTCAGCCACTTCTCTAGCCTTATCACAGTCGCACAATATTACGGTTAGCCCGTGATTCTCCTCAGTAAAGCCTCTATCTTGGCACTTATCACACATTTATTTATTCCTTTTGAACCTCTATAAAAAGGGCAGTCTTTAATTTAGCGCCGTCATATGGGCAATAATTAAAAGATGAGTCTAATCTTGCCTCACACTTAGGGCAATACACTGCCCCATTCCCACCAGCGCCAGTAGACCCACAATTGATTACTCTGGTATCGCTTTCAATTACACCACCCCCCCAAGTTTCTTTAACATCTTCCATTTTACTACTCCTTTTTAGAATATAGCTAAAGTGCAAGTCACCATCAGGGCAAGCCCCATCAGCATTGCACCAAGAGCCAAAAGCCCACACCCGATTTTTTGCGTATCATTCATTAGCTACTCCTTTTTACTTAATGTCTCCCTGATTTGTTTTAGTACCCTGGTTAATGCCACTTCTGGATTGCTCTCAGTAGCTTTGCTCAGAGCATCTAGTACCTCAGCGGTATCATCTATCCCCAACAGCATCAATGCTACCTGCTGGACATCTGGGGAATCGGCAAGTTGTGGCATTTGTGGAAGTATCAACGATAGTGCCTGAGCTACTAGGCCTTCATCAGCCGGGGCTATCGGGGGGAAGTCCATATCGACATACCACTTGTCATCCGGTACGTTATTATAAGCTAGCACAATCTCGTTAATATCCTTGTAGGTGTCAGCCCAGACCTTCTGATAGGACTGAAACATCTTCATCATGGGTAGTTCTACCGTCTTGGCTGTAGCCAGATTCCCTGTTGATATATCTCCGAAATATTGCTCAGGAATACCAACCGCTGCAAATATCATATGCTTTATCATCTTACCATCTTGATAAGCCGCCCCTGCCCCTGTCTCGGTCTTAATAGGTGTAGTATCAACGCCTAAGTTCTCAACCAGGTGTGAGGCAGCGGCTACCTCTTTGCCATCAGTTTTGGCTTTGATAGCGTCTACGGCTGTCTGGCCGCCCTTTACCTTTGACCTCCAAGCAAACTTAGCTAGGGCCAGCATAATCGCTATACGGCTACCTAAGAATTTGGTGTTATATTTCATCCAGATTAAGGCCGGTAGCAATAACGGATTGCCTCGTTGAGTGATAGTATTATAGGTTAAGTGATAGACCAGGGCGTCATCTGTCTTCTGTCTGGCTGTACCTTGAGCATCAGGAGTAGATTCATCTTTAAGATTAGTTACGCTGCGATAATAGGAAATATGGGGTTCGGCCTGCTGGTTAGTCCAATCACGGCGATAATAACGCACATCCTCTATATCATCAAGGTTAGTGATAATCTCAGTTATCTCTAGTGGGTCAATAAGCCTAATCTTCGCCTCGCCTTTAGTACCCAAGAAGATAGCAAAGAACACGTCACCTTCTATTAACAGTTTATCAGACGACCTGCGCTGCCCCCTAGCTGATAATACCGCCTTGTTTGCTGGAGCATCCCAGAAGGATTCCAGCACTTCTTTTGTCTTCTCATTTTTCTCATCCTTTACCCTCCAGGTCATACCGGAGCCGAATGTATAATCAGTCCATAGCCGGATAGCCTGCTTGCCCATTGGGTCTTTAGTGGCATAGAGCCGCGATAACTTGAGGTTTGTTACCCTATCCTGTGGAGTGATTACATCAGCCGTTGTACCACTAAGATTTATCCAGCCTGCATCCTCTAAGGCAAGGTCATCCTCTACGGCTTGTGAGGCTTCCCTTATCAGGATTTCTAGTTCATCTCTAGGGGCATTATCCCTTAATGTTAATGCTTGTTTATCTAGCGTCATCTCAACTCCAAATCCCTTACTGCTGCCATTGAGTCATAGATTATTATCTGCTCCTGTGGCTCTCCTAGCCCTCGCATATAGGACAGCGCCTGTGTGGTGCTATCCACCTGGTCATCATGGATAGCATTAGGAAACGCTGATAGCTCTTCGATATAATCAAACAGCCAGGGTGCATTCTCAGGTAGAAGCACTTTACCTGCCTCTATTAACGGCGTTACCGAGTTGGCCCTGGCGACCTTATTAGCATCCACTTTAACGGGCAATACGGGTATCCGTGTATTTCTCTGTAGTTCTTGAACAAGCGATTGCCCACTAGCCTTGTCTTCTACTAGCACCAAATCAGGGACATCCCTTTCATATAAGGCAACGGCAACCCGCTTCAACTCCGGAAACTCTACCTTATCCCGCCACACACCCAGGAGGTAATAACCATTTTTAGCTTCGCCCCAAGTTGTACATACCGAGTAATCGTTTTGTGATTTATCCTTGAAGGCCGTATCCCAACTCTGTATTCGTCTTTGAAACACTGGAGGCTCTCTGAAATACTGCCACCATTCCCGCTTGATTATCTGTCCTTCTGCTATGGTGGGATTGCCCTGATATAAGCTCTCAAAGGCTCTACCGCCTATGGATGACCTGATTTGCTCTAGCACATTGAGAGTATAACGCTCTGCCCATAATGCTTGCCCTTCGGTTATGGCAGGGAAGTGCAATACTTTCCACTGGTCAGAGGCGAGGTCTTCCTGCGCCTGTTTTAGTATTCTGCCTACAAGGTCATCCTGGTGCCATCTGGTCATAACTACCACAATAGCGGCGTCAGGTTGTGCCCTTGTCCTGAATACTGTCTTATACCACTCCCAGACCTTATCCCTGATTGTCTGGCTGCTGGCCTCTTCATCATCCTTCACCGGGTCATCTATAATCCCCACATCAAAGCCCCGGCCTGTTAAGCCGCCGCCTATGCCAACAGCATAATAAGAGCCGCCCTGCTTAGTGCCCCATTCATGGGCTGCTTGTCTTTCCGGTAATATTACCTCCTGTCCTGCCCTCTCTGGCCGGTGGTGTATATTCGGAAAGAGTCTCGACATCTTAGGTGATATGAATATATCCCTGGCCTTGCGTGAATGGGTCAGAGCTATTGACTCGGCATATCCGCTTTGTACTATATAGTCCTCTGGATGCCTCGCCAGATACCAGCAGGGAAAGCGTAGAGATACAAGTTCAGACTTACCATGTCTCGGAGGCATCAATACTATTAACCGCTTTAATTCGCCTCGCTCTATCGCTTCTAGGGCGTCTGATAACGCCTGTATATGTGGGGGCGTCATATATGCAGGGGAGGTATATTGGCAGAATGGGATTAAGTTTTTACGGGCTTGCCGCCTCCTCAGTAACTCCTCGGCTGCGTCTACTTGTGATAATGTTGGCAAGCTCTTCATCCGATAAGTCCTCAACTCCTTTACCGATATTCCCACTATGCTCTATCTCCTGTTTCTCTACCATACCCAGCCAGTTCTTAGCAAGGAATATGGCTACATTGCCCTGTTTTTCAGCCATCTTGAATAAGTTAGCTCTGAGGCTCATTAACCCCTTTTGCCGTTTACGCTTAAATACATCAACAAAACAACAGCCGTAATGCTCCTTGACTTTCCGCTCAATGGTCATTGCAGAGCAATTAAAGTAATCGGCAATTTCTTTTAACGTGCATTGTAGAGCACATTGAGCTTCAAACTGCTTCCAGTCTATCTCTATTTTAGGTCTACCGTTTTTGCCGTTCCCGTTGCTAACCATCTATCCCTCTTGATTTAAGTCAATCAACTTTTCGATAATCCCACCACAATATGGGCAAGTTTCCACAGTTTTTATTGGCGGATGCCATCCTCCCCAACAGCCTTTGCATTGATGAGCTTGACCATACGGAACCCACTCACCACAAAGAGAACAAGGTACTCCAGGTATCAAGTTATTCACCGTATCATTAACCATCTATCTTCACCGCCTCATGTCCTGTAAAGTTCTGCCATCTCTGAATTATTACATCACAGTAATGCTCGTCTATCTCCATCATGTAGCATCGTCTGCCTAGCTTCTCACAGACTATTAGTGTGGAGCCTGAGCCACCGAAGGGGTCGAGAACTATTCCTTTGAAGCTACTCGAAAAGCGTATTGCCCTTGATGATAAAGCTACGGGTTTCTGCGTGCCGTGTTGGTATTCGTTTTTAGGGTCTGTGTCAATATCCCAGAAGTCAAACTCTGAGGCATCACTTTTATGCTTATCCCTTCCAGTGCCGAAGATTATAAACTCACAATATCTCCTTATCCACTGGTAGCCTAATCCTGGCTGTGGCTTCTTCCAGACGATAATACCTTGCAGGTCAGCGAATAATGGTAAGACCTCTTTGCAGTTTATGGGCGATAAGCAAACATAATAATCGCTACCATTTGCGGCGGCGATAATAGAATTTACGAACTCATGTATGTCTAGGTTTGCGTCTCCCTGTATTTTGCCGTAGGGTTTCTTAGCGACTGTCTGCGTTCTACCACCAGAATAGTCAATCCCATAAGGCGGGTCAGTGAAAACCATATCCGCCTTCTCTCCACCCATCAGCCTATCCACATCGGTTATCACAGTCGCATCACCGCATAAGAGCCTATGATTCCCTAGCTGCCACAGGTCACCCCGCCTAGAAATCGATTCTACGGCGTCTGGTACAGCGTCATCATCGGTTAGTCCCTCACTCGGTACATGGAATTGGGTCATCAAGTCTTCTATCTCTTTGAGGTCAAACCCTGTTATCTCTATGTCAAGGTCGCCGACATCCAGCTCCTCTAATATATCCTTTAACTTTGGGAAGTCCCATTCACCGCTTATCTTATTTAGAGCCAGGTTGAGAGCCTTTTCCTTCGTCTCATTGAGGTCAACCACGGAGACCTCGGTCTCGGCATGCCCCAGTTCTTTGAGTATCTTCAGCCGCTGGTGGCCGCCCACTAAATTGCCTGTCTGTTTATTCCAGACTAGAGGTTCTACCATGTCGAAGGCTAATATAGATTTCTTCAGTTTCTCATAATCAGGGTCGCCAGGCTTTAAGTCCTTACGTGGATTGTAGACAGCAGGATTTAACCTGTCAATATCAACAGTCTCTATTATCAATTATTACCTCTAACAAGACAGGCCGCCAAGTAGGTCGATGAAAACCCTGACGGCCTGTACATTAGGAAAAGCCCGACATCTCTATCGAGCCTCTTCTCATAAGCTATCGCTCATTATAGTATATCACACCCTGTCAAGTTCTTACACTTCGTGCCTGAAATTCTCTATATCCCCCTTTTTAGTCTCAATCTTTTTTTGTGTCTAAGTCTAACACTTAGGCGTGGATTCCCTCGCTTATCTCCTCTAATTCTTATTAGCTCTGATAAACTCCATCAGTAAAATCCAGTCCAGCTTATATACTACAAAGTTCTTAAAGTATAATCTGGCGTTGTGTAACCGTATCAGTCTGTCTTGATAGTCCATGTTACCTCCTATCTAATAGAGTCCTCGATTTCCTTAAGTTGCTCGTCTAACATGCTAACTCCGATAAGGACGCCATAGTCATCGGTCTCAATACATCCGGCATTTGATAAGTGGCAATGAGGGCACTCAAAGGTCTCATTGTTATATTGCTCCTCTTCTGTAATCCAGAAAATCTTGTCGCAGTAAGGGCATCGCATCATTCTTTCATCTAACATTTCTTACTCCTCTTTGCCTTTTGGTCAAGGACACGGATGGCTTTCAATTCCTCGTGGTGTTGTTCACGGAGAGCTTTCAACCGCTCTCGTAATGTAGCTCTAGCCTTATCCCTTGCCTTGTTCAGTATTGATATAGATTGGTCTATCTTTGCTAGTGCTTCCTCGTATTCCTGGTATGCTTCATCTCTTGTCATTTCATACCCCCTTATATCTAATAGAGTCCTCGTGCTTAACCGCTCAATAGGGGACGGGTAATGTTTATTTTATTCTCTCGGGTGCCCTGGGCAAACCCAGCTACCAGGCGATTTTTCTATGGGGTTAGGACAAGTAGATACCGTTATGATGCCTTGCTTTTTAAGCTCCTCAAAGTGTGTGCGACTCTCTGCCCACTTGAGGTCTCGCTTTTCGTAGGGAATATCTTCTAGCAATCGGATAAAACCTTGAACATCAAAACCCATGTGTATTATTGTAGCAGTCATGTTTGATACTTCCTTTCCTACCCGTCCCCTATTCAACGGTCAAACGCTATTCTATTGTTAAGGTGCTGTACCTCACCTCAGGGCTAGACCGGAAGGATAAGTCTAGCCCTGAAGTGAAGCTATGGTGTTTCGTCTTTCTTTGAGCAACGATGGCACAATCTTGGCAATGATGGGTTTTTCTCGTCAATAGATACCTTACGAAACATCTTGCGCTTACAGTTTGAGCAAGTTCCCTCTAAATAACCTTGTCTAGCCATTCTCTTATCTCCTTTCTTATTTACTCTAGCCCTGAAGTCAGGCTATCAGCCATTACTACCATTCAGGTAATGCACTCTGGCTGCTGCTGATTCCCTGCTATCGTGGTCTGATTCAGGATGCCATTGGCCGTCTGGTGAATAAAAGCCAACTGTATAAAGACTCCCATTAGCATTATGTTCTGTTTCAATATAAACATAGCTCATTGTCCTTTACCTCCTGTTTATTTATAGCCCTGAAGTCAGGCCGTTAAGAATTGCCCAATCTTCGGGTATATGCCTTTCTGCTCGCAGACAAATAACCAGACGCATTGAATATTTTCATCGGTTAATCCCCGGGATGAGGCAAGTTCTATCGCTTTTGTCAGAATGTCCCTTAGCCCATAGACCGCATCTATTCTCTCGCCCAATGTTAGTTCCATGTTCTTAGCTCCTTTCGTCTCGGCCTCTAGCATCATCAGCAATACCTGAATTATCGATAAAGCCGTTTCATTTGTGAATAACATTGTCTTAATTACTCGTTCCTTTCGTTATTCTTTCTTTGATAGCTTGTCTAGGAGGCTTCTCCGAGGTGTGTTCCAATAAGGCGATTTGCACTTTGGATTAGGGCAAACTTTTGGAGGTCGTTTAAGTCTGCCTGCCCATTCGTGTCCACATCGTAAGCATTTATATATATTTATCATAACTCTATATCACTGCCTACTTTAATTTTTCTATTTGACTCTTAGCTGTTCCCTTTTTGGAAGCCATAGCTCTTTGTATTTTCTGGAACTCTGCCATACCTATCATCACACGATTTTCAAGTAACCAGCCTCGATTATCCCAACAACCATCACATATATCCCCCCGATGCGATGGTTCTTTAACATCTCCCCCACAATCGCCGCACCTCTCATAATATTTCATTGCCTATCTCCGTATATTATCTGATACTTCTTCATATTCTAAGTATATACCTTATAGGTATACTTGTCAATAGGGCTAGGAGTTATTTTCAAAGATTTCGTAAAAATTGTTTCGCAATAGGATTTGGTGAATACGTTGCCTAGATACATTATAAGCGTTAGCTATTTCTTGGAGAGTAGCACCGCTAAGCCGATGTTCTATAATAGATAGATTGCGTTCTGATGCAGGATAGTGTAGTCGTAAATGGCATTTATGACAGAGCGTTAGTAGATTATCCAAGCCGTTATTAACATTAGCCTTGGCTATGTGGCAACCTTGATTGTCTAGGTGGTGAATGTCTAGCCCTTTAGTTGCCCCGCATTTCTGACAAGTGAAGTTGTCTCTTTCCAGGCATTTATAGATGTTGTAAACGGAATAAGGAGCGGTTACGTTTACATTCCATTGACAATTAAGGGAAGGGGATGTGCTTATTTTAGATTATTTTTAGAAACTCTCTCACCGCTTCCTCAACTTGAAATCTTTATAGCTTATGCCCGCTCTCTTCTTCGTTGTAATCCAGCGCCCTGCGGGACCGCTTGCTACATACGCCAGGGCTGACTTGTACCTCTTCCTTACCGACCACATCGGCATATTTAGATGCTTTGATATTGATTGCTCACTCTTCCCCCAACACTCCATCGCCAGCAAGATTAAACCATCAACGCCGGCTCGCTCCAACCTTAATTCAATTTCCGCTGCGTATTCTACCGGTACAGTAAACGGCGCCCTATTACTCCCGCTCCGGCTGATTATACCGGGGTCTATATAGTTAGATGCCTCTGGTGGCCAGTGGCCTTCTTTGAGAGTGCCCAGGTTTTGAATAAGCCATAATACTGTAACTTTGGAAAAATATATCTCGGAAGGAGCGTACCAAGGTTTAGCTTCTTTCAAATGTCCATCCTCATTACCGACTGAGATAATTCTCTATGCCTACTTCAAACTATCAAGGATTACTTTACGGGCATAAAGGGATTCACTTGTCCCTATATCGGCAGCCTTAATGATAAAGCGCTTTGCCTCATCCTCTGTCATGCGAAATGCCAGATGAAACAAAACTGAATTTTCAGTAGAAGCAACCTTACCCTGTGAGACAACTCCTAGTTCTTGCCGTAATGACTCCATTATTTTTCTCATTTACTACCTCCCCTATGACATTCTGGACATGGAACATACTTAAATCTTTGGCTATCATCCTTACCCCTACGCCTACGTTCAGCACGATTAAGGCGCATCTCCTTAAAGAGGTCAATCTTTACCACGCCCTCGTCTTGGCATCTATAGCATGAATATCCTTGGGGATGCCCTGGAGGACAACACTTACTATTTATCCAGAAAGGGCACTCATCATTACAATGACCTGTTCCGCCTGGCGGACAATCAGTCTCCATTTTTACCTCCTCAAAGTTCATATCACCCCTAGTTGTTTCAGCGCAGCCCGGTCACCTCTCCTATACGACACACGCCTTATTATCGGGAGTAGATGCCGGGCCCGCCGGTGCTTCCTGTAACGTAGCCATAAGATTAGTTTCATGCTTTCACCTTTTAGGGAAATATCTAAACTCTACTATGCCCAAGTGTAGTCCGTAGAATATCGGCTTGCCATGTAAAGATGCCTGCTCTTTATAAGAGCGTGGATATGCCCAGAAACCAATAGTCGGTAATTGCCACCACCAAACTAATTGTAACTTCATTTCTCCTCTCCTATCAGTGGAAAAGTCCTTACAAGTTTTAATGCTTTAATTATTCTCTTTATCTTTGGTGTTATTACCGCATCTTCAATAGTTACTGGTGCTTCTTTGCTGTAACGGATAGAAATTGGTAGCTCTTCCTCCACCTGTATCACTAAACCTAACTCAGTAAGTTTTTCCATTAGACAGTTATAGGCCTCTTCACCAGAGGAACAATAACCACTACCTAAAGCATTGCAAACCCTATCAGGGAAAAGACATCTATCGTCTGTATAAGCATCAATTACTTCCCTTATCAAAGCCCTCTTGTCCTCAGATTGATTGGTCATTCCTTTCCCCCTTTTATCCTTTTCTCAACGATATTATTAAAATGTCTCCAAAGTTTAATCGGTAGCAAAGCTCCCCAAGTATCGGCATTGGCTTCGTATTCCTCAACCAGTTCACCATCAGCGTAGATTTCAAAGACGCCATCCTCTCTACGCCTTAAAGATAATATCTCCCTACTAATAATTGGTGCTTCATTCACCTTGCAATAATATTCAATCATTTCTCACCTATCAGTGGCTCCATTAAGTCGCTGTAGAAGCCATGCTTGGCTATAAATACATCTTGAGAGTTGAGAGAGGTGATAATTTTGTCGGTAATCTCCACAACTATATTCTTTTCTCCCTCATACCAATACGCCTCACTGACAAATTTCTCTACTTTAGCCCTTATCAAAGCCCTCTTGTCCTCAGATTGATTGGTCATCATCCCTCCTTCTTTGGTCGGTAATCCTCAGCTTGATTTAACACCACAATCCCCAGTTGATTATCCTGAAACCGTGAAACTACCCGCTCTGGTAATTCTGGTAAGTCCCTGTTGGTGGTCATAATAGTAAATAATTCCTCTCTATGTCTTGCCACAATAATTTCCTCAAGCTGCCCCCATTCCCATTCACTCCCACTCCCGCCCATACCAACGTCATCAATTATCAAATGAGATACGGTGCAAAGCCGTGTTAATAGTTCGTCATAAGAGTTTATGGAGTCCTTCCCCATTGAGTTCTTGAGAGACCGCATAATTACCGCCATATTCAACACCCGGCAGAATATCCCCCTCTTGTAAAGTTCAATGGATGTAGCCTCGCATAAATGGGTCTTCCCGTTGCCGACACCACCGTAACAAAGAAGCATCCTTTTATCGGTTTCCACTTCGAGAAGTTCCTTGAAAGCGGCCAGGGATTTATCAGCGTCCGGTACAGTTTTGAAATTGTCAAAGGTATTATCAAGGCTCGACACATTCAATGCCCTTCTTATCCTCTCCTTCCTCTCCTCTTCCGTAATGCAATCTGCTTCAATGCTCATCCGGATTCGTGTAGCTATCTCTTGGCGGGAGTTGTCGTGGGCTCGCCTTAGATTGCCCAAGAATTGCTCTACCTTTTCCATCTTGACCTCCTTTCAGTGGGAATACGCCTTTCCAACTGTTCATAATAGACTTCTTTAGTATCTCATTAGGGTCATCGCCTGCCGCCTTAAACTTCTCGAGGTCTTTTATTATTAAAGAAAGTGCATAATCGGTTGAAGCAGCCTTACGCTGTTTCCTGACTTCTAAAAAACCATCCCAAAGTTCTTTATCAATCCATTCAGGTATTATATATATATCTTTCTTTAATACTTTATTTAACCTTTCTTTATATAATGAAGGCGCAGGCGTGGGAGACTTAGTGTTTTGCTTAGTTATAACTTCGTGTTTTGCTAAGTTTTTACTTAATGTTTCACTAAGTTTTGGTCTATTCCCATTAAGGTTCATACTTAGTAATTCACTAAGTTTTTCTGGTTGGAATGGTTTTACCCTAGAGACTTCCCAATCGTCAAAATTTTTATTGAACCAGTAAAATGCCCCTTCTCTTACTATAACCTTGCTTACTTCTAGCCACCCTAACTCGCTCTTAATATCAACCTCATGGACACCAACAACACTGAAATCTCTCTGATGAGGTATATAGGCATCCTTTTGTCCACAGCCCCAAGACAGACGCAGGATTAAGTCAAGGATTTTTCTCTGACGCTTTGTAAAATCCCGGGTCATTATCGCTTCGTTTATGCTATGAGACACCCTCAGATGAGCATCTGTTGGTTGTGGATTAGCCAACCTTATCCTCCAGCTTCTTTAGATAGACCATGAAACTCTTACATACAGCACAGATAAGGCACGGGATGTACCCCCTATCAGGATGCTTAAATTCACCTTGTATAGTTCCGACAAACCTCTGGCATTTATCGCAATAATATTCTTCAGTCATTTATATCCTCCCAGTCTTGGCAAGTAGCCAAATCCATTGCTTAGTAAAGAGCTTCAAGAGTATTATCTCTATGAGCGTTAGAAACTTTATCACACTCCCCTCCTATAGCTACCAACCAATAAACTCAGGCAATTTCTTAAATGCTTTCTTGCTCATATCTTTTACCGTTATTTTCCACTCTTCACCTACTTCACTATATTGCATTTCGGTTATTTCCTCTAATAAAGCAGGGCAATTGGTGGCATCATAAATACAATATGACCCACCACCTGTTATATGAGTGAGCCTTAATACTTTCATGCTTCCCTCCTGGTCTAGTTCCTCTATACCATGCTCTTTACTAAATACTGCCTTCTAGGTAAGGATTGTCTATTAACTCAAGGGAGCTAATAAGTTTCTCCGATTTCTCGAACGCACCCCGGATTTCTCGCTTGCCTACCTCTAATAGTTTAGCCTTAGCTGCCTTTAATACTTGATTGGGCGTTGCCTCGTCAGCAACGTAAAACCCTGTGGTGGCCTCAGATACTCGCCACATGCTATTTCCCAAAGGTGAGCGATGCAGGATAAATTGGTACTCAGTAAACCCAGAAAAACTGACGCTCCGCCCTTCTACCTCCTGCCAGTATCTTTGATGTCCCCATAGCATTAGCACTTTTACCATTTTTTTCTGTGTTGTTTTCATTACTTTAACTCCTTTATCTTCTCTCTATAATAAAGCATAAGTAATTTCTTGTCTGGCTTATGACCCGCTCTCCCTAGTAAATTGTCATACTCTTCTTCGCCTAATAACTCTAAACAAAACTGCTCTTTAGCCCGGTGGTCTCGGTCTATAAACATATGACACCCGCCACAAAGCCCAGCTGCGGCCATCTCGTCCCACCTGGTGCTATGTTTGCTTCTATCAATCAGGTGAGCGCATTGTAAATACTTCCAAGCTGGGAATATATCTCCGTTATCTTTTTGCGTATCAAAGTAAGGTCGCTTGCACCGCTCACAGCCCCCGGCTCTTATGATTGCTCTTTTTCTGATAAACTCAGAGAACAGAATATCGAGTTTGTCTAGTTTCATTTACCTATCCTTTACTGCCTCTTTATCTATCACTGGCTACTTCGTTTTGTCTTTTCAAAACTTCCCGTCTAACTTCTAACGGCAATGTCATTATTTGTTTAGCTGTCCACCCTGCATAGTCTGGTATTGTCCAGATGGTTTCGCATTTGCGACAGATAATATCATTAGGATAACCAACCTTTGTTTCAAGTTCGTGTCTACATCGCTTAGTCATCTCCGTCTCCATTTTAGGTAAATTATAGCTTATAACTGCTGCCCACTGTCGTTTTGGTATTTTGAATTTCATATCTCTTTATATTATCTGGTATCCCCAGTCCTCTCTCTAAGCCAGTAATTTTCATATCCTTTGCCCACGGAAACACACTAGGCCACCAATGTCCATAAAATCTAGTGTCGATAGCATTACAGCATAAACATTTAACTATACCTGATGGCATTTTCTCTATGTGTGAGTGACTACAATTTGGACTCATATTAAACCTCCTATCTCTCTTTATACTTATCATAAGCTGATTGTAGATTAAACCAGAAAGCAGCACCTGTCCCAAAAGCATTACTTAGCATACACGCCGTCATTAGCGTTATTCGTCTTTTGTTAGCCAGGATTTCCTCCAACAACCTTAGCTTACATCCCATTTCCTCTGCTAATACTTCTTTAGACCAACCCCTTTCCTCCATCTCTTCCTTGATTAAATCACAAGGGGGGAAGACCTCCGCCGGTATTCTCTCTTCCATCTCTACCTCCTATCTCTCTTTATACAGTAGCCCTTATCGTCCCACTAGGGTTAGTATTAACTCTGCAATAGCAAGACCCGTTATAATCCCTAGAGCATAAGCCATTGATATTATCCCTGTCTGTTTCATGCTGGAATCTCCCTAATCCTTTGTCTCGCCAGGGAGTAGTTTATCCATAGTGGGGGGATAGAGGTAGCGTTCAGCATGGATGCGTTTCATGGCTTCGATGCCTATCTGCTCAGCTTCGTTGACGTTTTCAATGGCAATACAACCAGGGTTGTCAATGTCCATTTGCAGAATTTCGATAGCTTTTTCTAGTTTCATAATACCCCCTCAATCCTTTACTATTTTACCGTCATGTCTGTTCATTGCTTCCTCCCCTCACGCTCTAAGAGGGATTGCCACATACACTTAAAACAGTTTTCCTTTGGATGGAAGTCAAGACTATTGTGCCCTATCTTTGGTGGTAAATAATAGATAAACTTTCTCTCAATCTCCTTGAGGAGCTTATCAACCCTATCCTGGCACTTAGACTTAAACCATTTCTCAGCATCATCCCAGCCAGATTTCTTAGCACTCATAGTATCGTTCCAGCATTTCTCTCGCCAATACTCTATCTTCTTATCCTTGATAGATGCTGTCTTGGCAACTAATCTTCTGTGTCCAGATAATACTATCCCTGCACCAGTAGCCCCCATAATATCCTCATCTGTCAGCACTGGTGGGGCTAACCATTTGCCTTTTTGGAATGAGAAACCCAGTAAACAATGCTTAAGCTCAGGCTGCAGCTCATACCCGTCAGGATTATCAGGAGACTTAGGGAATAGTTGGTAGATTTGGTCTAAAGGTTCAAGGAGTTCATTCAATCGTCTCTCAACATATAACATATCTGTTCTAAGAGGATACTGTTTGCACTCTTTAGCCAATGCTAGTATCCCTGATTTTAACTTCTTCACTGCCTCGTTCATTTTTAATCTTCGGCAAGCGGCCTCATTCTCTGCTTTTTCCTTATCATCCATTGGTGTCATTACCATCAATTACCTCCAATGCTTTATAGATTGCCCAGAATAGAGCTAGGGCAGGGTCTTTAAGAGTTCTTCCATCAGCATAGGCGTTTATCATTTCAATAGCCCAATCGATAACGCAATCCCAACTCTCCAACTTCGGCATAGCCCACCGAAAGAGATTGTTGAGGTCTGGCTCTGGAAAGGTGCAAGAACCCAGTTGATGCCCCAATCTTTGACCAGTAGGTTTCCAAACATAGCTATCAATCATTACTACGCCACTTCCCAGAAGTGGATGTGTAGTAGGAAACTTTTTAATCTCAAGGCAATCCAACCTCTCCCAGAATTCTCTAATCTGTTCATCTGTTAGCTTGTCCATCATTCTCCTTTCTAATCCAACATCGACTTCTGGGGGCTAACCCCTGAGTGCTCGCCGCCTAATTCAGGGTGGTAACAAGCCCCCAGAGTCTCCGTGTGAGCGAGCTGCCCTAGTCTTCATACCTACACAAAAAGTTTCTCTAATGACTCATTCCAAGTTTCTAGGAATTCTTTGTTGTATAGTTTGCAAATAGCATGAGCAAAGTCATCTCCACTAATTTCCTTGCGATTCCATTTACATAACAACCTAGTCATCTCCTTGAGTTTTTGCTGTTCGTTCATCTCTACCTCCTTTCATCCAGCTAGGGTAGGGGTAGCTACCAGTCGTCTTAGAGTAATTTACTTTTAGCTTGCAAGATTGCCCTAGATAAGGCAATGCAAATATTCTCATAAGGTCGCCAGTGTAAACCACATCCTGCACCACTATAGAACTCAGTGTCAGAAAATCTTATATAACAATCCAGATGCCAGCCATCTCCGTGATAAAGAAATTCTACCCTTAGCCATTCCGAAAGTCTTTTCTCTGATAGGGACAATCTGTGAGAAGGCTCTAATTTAGTTAAACCATATTTGAACAGGTTTTCAAGAGTAATTGGCTCACCCTTTGGCATATCTAGAAATTCCCTTAATTCAGATTCTTCTGCTTTGGTAAATTCATATCCCATATTATTCCCCCATAAGTTTTATCCAGCTAGAGCAGGGGTAGCCTCTGTGGGGCACGGTTGCCTCGACCCTTTATGGAACCGTTATGTTGTAAAGTTACACCCCACAGAGCTTGTAGTAACCTGAGACCACCCGTAAT